TATCGGTCTACTAGGGCTTGCCGGATGTTCCCATCTTTCGCCTGCGAGTGACCGCACAAGTAAAGCTTTTCTTCTCTCCGGTATATTTTCTGCGGCGGGTGGCCCATGCTGTATACCCTCGCAAACTCCCAGAACCGGCCAATCCAGAAACAGGTGTCGAACACTTCCTGCCCAACCGGCATGCCCATTCCCGCCACCATTTCGATTGCCAGATGATCATACGTGCTGAAAAAAACGCTGTACATCTCCTCGTTTGGAACTTTACCAACGTCCAGCACCTTCCGGATTTCCTTCCCGTCGTGCTCGACGATGACATAGCCGGATTGAATATTCCCCGGGTCAATCGCCAGTATCGTTCCCACCTTGCAGCCTCCTTCCGGTCTCGCACGGCTTCATTTCAGGGCAATCGCCGTATTTCGTGCAATGCGGCTCGAGCAGCCCTTCAAACTCCGGGAAATGATTGACCACCAACCAGCGCATCATTAAGACAACTTCCCGCGTTTCTTTCGCCGCCAGTTTGCATATCCGCTTTTCTGCAATGGTCATCAGCTCTTCGGCGCTCATGTACCAGATCATGTCTACCGGCGCGTCCTGCCGCGCTGCGTTCCGGTCGTATTCGTCCTGCCGGTCATTCCGCTGTGACCGGATAAACGGCTGTGCGTGGACGTGGCGGGCTAAA